CCGAGCAGAGAACATACGACCCATCATCAGGATTCAAGCCGATTCCACCTGACAAATACGTCGAGTGGTGGGAGCCGATTCAAGAAAATATCAAAAAACATTTGGCAGACGACGGTTCATTCTTTGTGAACATCAAACCAGCATCGCGTGAACTTGACACCGAACTTTATGTCTTGGATCTTGTGATTGCTCATGTTCGACAATGGGGTTGGCACTTTGCAACTGAGTTCTGTTGGGAGAGATTAGGAATGCCGAAAGAAGTTCGTGGACGTTTCAAGAATCAGTTCGAGCCGATCTATCAGTTTGCGTTAGGACGATGGAAAATGAGGCCAAAATCAGTTCTACACGAATCGGAAAATGTTCCAAGGGCATTAGGTAAGGGAGCAGGCGATACCACATGGAGCAAGGCACAGGGAACTAAAGATCCGTTTTCAAGAAATATCAGAGAACCAGGAATGGCGTACCCAGGGAATCGTCTGCCTACTTTCTTTAGTAGTCACACGGCGACCGGACACTCCGCCGCATTCCCGGTGGGGCTACCGGAGTTCTTTGTCAAGGCGTACACAGATCCCCACGATACGGTGTTTGATCCTTTCGTGGGTAGTGGCTCAACCATTCTCGCCGCTCACAATCAAAACCGAGTCGCCTACGGAATCGAACTGTCACCTGCCTACTGTGACGTCATCTGCAACCGTTTCCAGGGTGTCACCGGCATCGCTCCAATACACGAAGCCACCGGAGAGGAAGTTTCGTTCGTAGACTGATACCGTGGAAAACCCTATGACCGTCGAAAAACCCGTGCAACACGCAGCGACAGGCAAGTTTGTTCGCACGCCCGAACAGATCGCAGACGACCGACGAGCTGCGGACCTACGCTCATTGGGCTACACCTACCAAATGATCGCTGACCGCTTCGGCGTGTCCGTTGGCACAGCACACAAGATGGTCGCCAGGGCCGTTGCCGAAGTCCCAACTGAAGGTGCTGAGGCAGTCAGGAAGATCGAACTAGAGAAGTTGGACAACGCCGAGCGGTACTTGCAAAGCGTCATCCAGAACCCGCCAGTCAAAGTGTCGGCGTCGGGTCGCATCGTCAAGGACGATCAGGGCCAGCCGGTAATCGACGAAGGCGCACGCATGGACGCCGTGAACGGAATCCTCAAAGTACAGCAAGCTCGCGCTCGACTACTCGGCCTGAACGCTCCAACTCGAATCCAAGAGGAAATCGTCGTCTACGAAGCCGACCCTGACCGGGAGCAAAGGATCAGAGATGCCCTCGCCGCTGTCCTCGACGCCAAGCGACTTTGACTACGTCGCAGCGACCCGGCTCGAATGGATCACTGTCGCGCGCAAGGAACAACTCGAACCGAACGGAGACTGGACGACCTGGCTTTATCTGGCAGGTCGAGGCGCTGGCAAGACACGATCCTGCGCCGAATGGCTGGCATGGAAAGCCATCGAGAAGGGTGGACGGCGCTGCGGCATCATCGCTCGAACCTATGCAGACGCCAGAGATACGTGCGCAGAGGGTGAATCGGGAATCCTCTCAGTCCTGAACCGTTATCGGATGCTCGGCAATTACAACCGCAGCATCGGTGAAATCGTGCTCACGAATAAGAGCAGGATCAAACTCTTCTCGGCAGAAGAGCCGGATCGACTCCGAGGCCCACAGCATGAGTTCATTTGGATGGACGAACTCTCAGCATGGCAATATGAAGACACATGGGATCAAGCAGCCTTCGGGCTTCGCCTCGGGCAACATCCTCAGGTCGCCATCGCCACCACGCCTCGACCGACGAAACTCCTGAAGCGAATCCTTGCTGACGAACACACGGTCATCACCAGAGGCACGACCTACGACAACCTCGCCAACCTTGCGCCATCAGTCCAGACCGCTATCCTCAACCGATACGAGGGAACTCGCCTCGGTCGCCAAGAACTCATGGGCGAATTACTCACGGACGTGGAAGGCGCACTATGGCACGCAGCACTCATCGACGAGCATCGAGTCACAAGGCAAAGGTTCGCAAACCTCCCAAACCAAAGCACGTCAAGTCCAAGCACGCAGAATCCAGTCATCCCCGGTCTTCACGCATCCGCTCCGCCAGGCGCAAGCACGTTATCGTCGAGTGAGCAGATAGACCTCGTCCGCATCGTCGTCGCCATCGACCCGGCAGTCACGACAGGCGAAGACTCAGACGAAACAGGCATCATCGTCGTCGGCAAAGGCTCAGACGGTCATGGCTACGTTCTCGACGACCGCACCTGCAAGGACACACCGCTCGGATGGGCCAGACGTGCAGTGCAGGCGTGGCATGACTGGGGCGAAATCGGCCCGATAGTGGCAGAAGGTAATCAAGGCGGCGACCTCATCGAGACGACTCTGCGCAGCGTCGAGGCTCACATACCGTTCAAGAAAGTCACGGCAAAGCAAGGCAAGCGACTACGAGCTGAGCCGGTCTCGGCGCTCTACGAGCAAGGCCGAATCCACCACGTCGGATCGTTCCCGGCGCTCGAAGATCAGATGACTGGCTGGCTTTCAGACTCGGGCGTCTCACCTGACCGGCTCGATGCGATGGTGCATGGAATCGTGGAACTCGACCTTGCACGCGGGTCGTCTGCGGATCGCTGGTTCGCGGAAGTAGCGCCTCCATGCGTAGTATGTGGACATCCAGTTAGACCCTCAGAGGCGGCCTGCGCTAACTGCGGCACGCAAAGGAAGGCATTATGACCAGCACACCAAACACCCCGGCAGACGTGACGAAGGCAGAAGCAGCCGTCGCAGACGTGCAGAAAGTCGTGACTGCAACGCAGGCCACCATCCAGCACCCGAACACATGGGTCGCCAACATCACCACAGCCGTCTCCGCAGTCGTGGCGCTGATCGTTCTCTTCCACCCCGGCTTCAAAGAGCCAACCGCAGTTCAGGCCGCAGTCTCATCGGCTGGCATGATCGGCGCAGTGCTGACGCAGGTCGTCCACTTCGCCACTCGACGCAACGCTCAGACCGCCGTCGCAGTCGCCAAGATCAGCAAGTAGTCCATCGTGGCGTTCTGGAATCGTAAGAAGTCAGAAGCCGACCTCGCAAAACTCATCGCAGAAGAGGTCGCAAAGACAATCAACCCTATGACTGCCGCAGGTGGCGCAGTCGTCTCGACGATGCCCGGCTTCCAGTCCGGCTATGCGCAAGGCGGCGGACAGAACCTGCTACAGACTCCCGGCACTCCGGCAATGCCACTACCTCGTCCGGGCGATGCGTTCGGATCGCAACTCGGCCCAGCGATGCCGTACCTGCCAGCACCGCTCGACCCAGTCTTCGACGACTCAGGTCGTGCATTGCCTCGCAAGTATCAGTACGACGTAGCGTGGAACCTCAACCTCGACGAGCGTTCGACGCCTTGGTCAGTCTTGAAAGCCCTCTCGGAACAGTGCGACATCATCCATCGCTGCATCGAGGTTCGAGCCGCTGAGATAGCCGGCAAAGACTTGTCCTTCACGATCAGCGACCAAGCGATCACGAAGATTATGCAAGAGCAAAATGTCGGACACGCTAAGGCGAATCAGATCGCACGTGACACATTTGGCGAAGCACTCGACGACTCAATGGCGTTCTGGGAGAACCCTTACACTCACGGCGACCGGACACTGACCGAATGGCTCATGGAGGCCTGCTACAACCACTTCGTCTTCGACGGCATCGCGGTTTACCCTCGCTATAACCTCGGACAAAAACTCATCGGCTTCGAAATCATCGACACCGCCACGATCAAACTCCTGCTCGACAACCGAGGCGACATTCCGCACCCTCCAGCACCGTTCGCTCAGCAAGTTCTCTGGGGATTCCCACGTGGCGAGTACCAAGCATCGCCAACGAATGACGGCGAGTTCTTCGTCAACGAAGGACAGAACGGCGAATACATCCGCGATCAACTGGCCTACTTCGTCAAGAACCGTCGGACGTGGACGCCTTATGGCTACAGCCCAGTCGAGCAGGCGATTCCGATGGCGAACATTTACCTAGAGCGCCAGATGTGGATGCGTTCGGAGTACGTCGAAGGCACGATGCCGACGACCTTTATGAAGACCGACTCGGACGAACTCGATCACCTGAAACTGTCGCAGCTCGAACGCGTCATCAACGACACGCTGACAGGCCAGACGGCAGAACGTCACCGGATCAAGATGCTTCCGAAGTCCTTCGACCCGGTCTTCGCTCCGACCATCGACGAACGCTACAAGTCGGACTACGACGAATACATCATCAAGCGGATCGCAGCGTGCTTCGGAGTTCAACCGACTCAGTTAGGCGTCATTCCTCGCACCGGACTAGGTGGCCGAGGCCAACAGCAAGGCGAGCAAGACAACGTCGAACTCATGAACAAGAAGCCGACTGAGCAGTTCTTCCTCGACATGATAAACAGCCTGAACCATCGCTTCCGAGGCGTCGATCGCTCAGTGACCGCAGTGTTCGCAGATGAGTCGACCGCCGACAACGAGCAGAAGAAAGCCCAGTCGCTCCAGATCAGCCTTTACTCAGGACAGAAGACCCTCAACGATGTCCGCTCTGAGCAAGGCGAACCGCTCTACGACATGCCAGAGGCAGACGAGCCGTTCATCGTCGCTGGCAGTGCGATCACGTTCCTCAAAGGCCTGCTCGAAATTAACACCGCAGGCGAAACGGTCGGACAGACTGAGGACGCACCGGCTGGCGAAGGTCATCCTGGCGCTGACATCAACACAAACGCTCGACCTCACGACGGCGCAGAGGAAGAGCCACCGGCTCAGAAGCCCCTACCCTCGACGGCACAAGCCAACAACATCGGCGAGGATGAGGCTGCAAAAGCGACCGAGATGAAAGCCTTCCGAGCATACGTAGCCAAGCGCACGAAAGCCGGATCATGGAGCCGAAACTTTGACTTTAAATCCGTGACCCCTGACGTAGCCGAGGTTCTGAACGAACAGGCCCGAGCGAACGTCATCAAAGCGAGCCGCCGCCCTTTAGCCGGAAAGTCCATGAGTTACCGGGAGCCGCACGCTTCGACAAGCTAGTCAAGCACTACGGCCCGAAGATCGCTCAGGCTCTTGCCGCAGGCGTGACCCGTGAACACTTGGTCGCTGCGATCCACGACGCTCAGAACAAAGTGAAGGCGCCGATCCCCGGCGTGAACATCACGTACAACCCAATGCCGGTCTTGGGAGTCTTCCGTTCTATCTACGCTGACGCCTACCTCTCAGGCATCAAGGCCGCAGGCGATAGCAGCGACGGCATCGTCAACATCAACGCTCTCGCAAATATGGCGACAAACATCAACTGGGACGACTGGAAGCCTGGCGATCCAGAAGCAGCGTTGACGATGGCAGACGGCGGACTCAAAGACCTACTCGACGCCGCAGATCAGACCGTCAAGGACGTAACGGACACGACCCTGCTTCGCATGGGGAACGCCATCGCAGACGGTCTCGCTTCTGGTGCATCAGTCGACACCATCGCCTCAGCGTTGCAAGACTTCCTCGACGATCCGTCAAGAGCGGACATGATCGCCACCACAGAGGTCAACCGAGCACAGACGACCGCTCAGGCTGAGCAGTTGGATGCGATGGGCTTCTCCCAGTGGACGTGGCTCGCCTACGACGGCGCCTGCGACGAGTGTGCTGACAACGACGGTCAGGACTTCTCATTCGACGACGACATGCCACCAGCACATCCCTGGTGCCGTTGCTCAATAGTCGGTTCTGGCGAGGCTGCACTGAGCGATGACAACGAAGAAGACTAAGTCACAGCAACCTAGCGCCACGAACTAAGTCGACGAGGCTACGGTTATCTCAGTTTCTCTAGGAGGCCTAACTACTCATGGACAACGTGACCTACGCCTACGTCGGCGACATCGTCAAGACCAACACTGAAGACGGCGACCTCATCGTCTATGGCAAGGCCACCGGCCCTGACATCGACCTCGACGAACAAATCTGCGACCCGAACTGGCTTAGGACTGCGATGCCCGAATGGAT